ATCTTCAAGCTCAATATTGGCACCCCAGCCTGGGATATATCCTCCATTAATGTGCAGGCCACCGGTGACAGGATTTCCTGTGAAGCCCCTGCTGATGGTGAATGTGGTTGTCAAATCATTACCGCAAATAATCTTATTGCTGGTTACTGTCACTTCAGTGGGTTTGGAGCTGCCTGTTCCTGATTTCAGCGTGAGCGTGCCACCTGATTCATCCCATTGCATCCAGGTTTCAGTGCCTGCTCTGAATAACGTATCTCCACCATCCGTATCAGTAGAACCCCGCAGGATAATGTTGCTACCATCATCAGAACCATTACCCCCACCAATTATAAGTGACGCCGCAGTATCAGGCTTTAATATGGCATAGTCAGCAGCTGTCGTGCCGACATAGGTGAATGTATCATTAATTTTTATCCGTTCAGATGTGGCGTCATCGTTGATGCCGCGTGAAGTGAATGTGCCTACTTCTACTGATACATTCCCGGCGAAGGTAGCCAACTGACCAGCGCCCAGCGTTAATGCATTGGTGGTGCCGCCAGTGCGGAATTGAATGGAGCCATCGCTTTCCATTGCCAGGGTATCGTTGGCGTCTGACAAGAAACCGATACGACCTACGTTTGTATTCGTGTTTCCTTCTTCAAACTCGATAAAGCCGTTGAAATCTGTGGCGTTGGTCGCGTTGCTGTCGATGATGGTAAAAATCGGCGCAAGAGCTGTCTGGGTAAGAGCGCCACCTATAATTGCGCTATCGTTGGCAAGCGTGAGTACCGGACCTACTGTCGCATTGTCATCGATGCCGACCGACGTAAATAGCCCGGTTACAGTCAGATTAGTGATATTCAGATCTGTTGCGCTGAGAGTAGCGGACTTCGCCTCTAAAGCTGTTCCAGCAGCATTAACCGTGATGATCTTGTTCGCGTTTCCTGTCAGTGTCGGCAGCTTGTCGAAACCGTCCTCAATGGACTCGACATCTGAAGCAGTCCAGAATTCTCCGTCTACCTTGGTATTATCGTAATATTCGTTCGCCATTAGCGCCTGCCTCTGCCTTCTAAATAGTCATAAGTGATGCCGTCGATCTCCCAGCCTATGTTCTGATCGTCGGAACTAAAAATCATCGCAATATAAGCGCCATGTCCGGGTATATCCAGCTGGCCCTCCGTTATTAATGTGCTGCCAAGTACCAGGCTGCCAAGCGCCCCAGATCCCAATGCCCCGCCGCCAGCTCTGGTAACAATCGATTTGTACGCAATCTGCGGAACAATGCCGGCCTGCTCTACCTCAAAATCAGGTTTCACAAACAAAGAACCTGTCGCAACACCAACAGCTGGCATTTCAAAAATAGCACGGCGAAAACGCTTTCTTTTGCGCGGACTATCAATGAACGTGTACTGGGTGTACATGAGTGTGACGATATTGGCGCCATCAAAACTGGTGGCGGTATCCATTTCGTAGATATAGCCGTCAGTCGATCCCCAGTAGATAGCCTCGTCACCATTGCTATCTTCGGTTGATACAACGCATTTCACTTCCAATGGGAATTCAAACGTCGTAATACCGGCCAGAGTGTCACCCTGAAAGGTAAAGCTCATGCCGGTTGAGTCATTGAAGAACAATCTGTACTGCGATTTATTGCGCACAATGCACGATGCATTCACCAGATTTTTTTTCGGTAACAACCAGTCATTAATATTGACCGAGATCATGGCATCCTGAAAATCGCCGAAACGATCTGACGCACCCAGCTCTGTTACACCACGATCATCAAAGTATCTGACCCGTGCACCAAGCTGCTGCAGCGACCATTCGATTGCGCCGATCCGGTTACCGTGTTCAGACAGGTTGGACATGTTGAAGTCAGTGGCGGAAGAGCCTGACAGTAGGTTGGTTGAATTGCGTCCGAAAATGCCTAAAACACCACCGGCCATCTGCATAAACCCGGTAACGCCGTCTTCTATGCGAATTTCATTAGCACCACCAACGCCGGTATAAGCCGTCGGCACACCCAGATCTGAGTTGACTACGCTCTGATCATAGCTCAGAAACAGGTAATTTTTGTGCGCAATAATGTGCTGCGGGGTATCAGTCGCCCAGCCAACAGTGATATCGGTCCATGTTGTGCCGTCCCATTGGAATGCCTTATGAGTACCGGAAACGCCGTACATCATCTTGGACGTACCAAAGTTGTAGTTCACAAATTCATAACGACCACCGGGGCTTAACCCGGTCTTCTTGGCTGTCCAGCCGGTTCCGGTTGATTCATGCATGGCAGCAGTTGCGCCGCCAACAGCATTACGGAATGCGTAGACCTTTCCGTCGTAAAACCATACACCGAGTATTGAGCCTTCGCCTGGCACAATGTTCGTGTCGTATTTTATATAACCATCCACACGGCGATAGCCACCAGTGATCTTCTGCTCGACATTCTTGGCAATCAGTAGCCTGCCTGGATCCGACTGCAGCAGCGGCGTCTTGAGATCCAGACCGCCGCCCATTGCGAAGTATTTACTCTGCTTCATGCTAAAGGTTTGTGCGCCAGTTTGGTTTTAATGAGTAGGTTTTTCTTCATTTCGTCGTAGAATTTCACCCAGCGCTGCGAGCCCAGCTGCGCAAGCTCCGGCGCATACTCATAACCGGCATAGGTCATCATCGCGTAAAACACGATGGCCATGTGATATTCCTCCGGCATAGCTGGCTCGTCATCATTAGCTGCCAGAATAACTGGTGGGGTGCATCCCTCAATATCTATCTGGTAAATGTCATTGGGGTTCGGCCAAATACGCATCTGCGTGTTGGGGAGAATAGTGAAATACTCCGGCACGTCCTGCTTCGTCTGGTCTTCTTTGAAGTAACGCTCTTTCCAGACCGCGTATTCCATGTATCTGAGCATGCGCATGGAGGTGCGGCCGGCAGCCACATTATGGGAATAGACTTTCTGCTTGGAGAGTTTTTTGATGTTTTAATTGGTGAAGATATCGTAGTCCATGGTACCGGCAACGGTATTGAAATTATCTTCTTTCCACATGAACCGCCAGTAACCTGGGGTGTTCTGAATCTCGGTCCACGCATCCCTGATCCAGTCTACTAGGCGCTCGTAATCGCCGGTCTGATCAATAACACTAGACGGACCAATGCCGGATACGCCGCAATGAAAACGCAGCTTTTTTGTCAGCTCAAGAAATGTCATTCAGTATGTCCAATGCTTGTTGTTTGCTCTCGTATCTGTGACCAAGGCGCCTGACTTCAGCGCGCAGCTGCTTGGATGTCCAAGTGCTGTAATCAGGTTTTGGTGGCGCTTTTTTTTCTAACTCTTCCAGATCCACTACTTTCAAGTGCGGATTGGCTGCGGCGTATTCATCGCTGTATGCGAACCGACGACCACCCGGTTTTACTTCAATATATTTTGTCATTGGGTAATGCCCTCAATAAAGACCCTACCCAATAACAAACCAGCCCCGAAGGGCTGGAATGTCATTGGGGATTACAGGTAAACGCAACCCTCGGTAATGCCTTCGCCTTTAACGATCTTAGAGCCGAAGACCTGTAGGCCACGGATCAGAGCACCGAAAGTATCAGGGTTCGGCAAAGTTTCATTCTCAACGATCTGAGAAGCGAATGCCAGGCAAGAAGGATGGCCAGCGTAGACCATTGTTGCGTTGGCAGCTGCTTCGTCAGTTTGAGTGGCGGCTGGGAGATTGTTGCTCACATACAGCGTGAAACGATCAATCATGCCCAGACGACCATTACGAAGAACAGACTTCGCGTCGCCCATGATGGACGCATCTTTGATGTCAGAAGACTTCAGGATACGAGCCATCCAGGCTGGGATTACCATCCAGCGACCAGTCTCTGGCACGTTCTGCTCATCAAGAGCCTGACCGTGTTTCAAGATGTAGTCGATCACAGTAGTAGCTGAGAGCTGAACTGCTTGGTTACCCGCAGTTGCACTGTCAGTACCCAGGTCCAGATTGCCAGAGACAGCACCGGCAGTGGCGCCTTTGTTTTCCGCCACGATATCGGCAGATCCTTTCAGATCAGACAATACAGTACCGTCAACCTGCACCTTCAGGGACTCGGAAGAGGCTTCCGCAAACTTGTCCATCAACGGCAGATCAGACTGGTATTTATCAACAGAGTCGATAGCCAGTGAGAATGATTTACCTTTGTTGATGTTCAGCTCTACTTTGGTAGAAGTAGGAACCTGATAGGTCAGTGGCGCACCAACAGTGTAGTCACTGATAGTGATGTCTGGGACAACACGAATCTGGACGGTATCACCGTAGTTGCTAATTTCGCCTTCATACTCGGTGGAGGCGATTTCACCGAAAACAGTCGCTTTATAGAACTGTTCAACCATTTTTCCAGACCATACGTCTGGGACGAAACCTACCGTACCGCCGGAGTGGTAATTCGCTGGG